AACGACACCTATTGATACTACCCGTACAATTCAGCTTCAAGCTACCTTTGATCTTGTTCATGATGGACTGGAAATGCCAGAATTTATTTCATGGTATACCCAAACTATTAATGAATTTAACAACAATCAAAATGTCGTTGAAAAAGCTGTTGAAAATATTCGAAGAACTAAGGCATGTGAAATTTGTAAACTACCACTGGCATACTGTAAATGCCAGCTGCAATCAGTCGAAGTTGACCTATTGAAATTTGCATGGTTAAATACCTGCTATAATGTGCTCTGTGAAGTATTCAGTGCTATTTTGCTAATTGCCCTACCTTATATGGGATTTGGGCGATGTGGTTACATAGTGCACTACTTCTTAAGTCGACCCGCTTTTGCACGACAGTTTTTTGCTAATCTTGGAACTAGAGCATGTGAACGATATGCACGACCTAAATATTTGATCGGCATTCCAGCTGCTATAGCAGTTATATTTGCTACATACAAGATCTACCAAAATTCACATGATCTACAAGGAAACAATCAATCAAAAAGTCAAGAAGCCGAATCTAAACCCGAACAGTCCAAGAGTGATGAAGTCGGATCTAAACCCGTTCCTTCTGATATTGATAAACGGGACCCTGTGTGGTACAATGATAAATTTGAACTGACACCTGCTGATGTTAGTAGAACAACACTCTCCTCGAAGGGTAACATAGACAATATTAAACGTCTATTTTCTGCTAATTGTGTATTTATACGAAGCAAGGTTGATGAAACATATACACGTCCTTCTAAGGCTTTTTGCATCGGAGGACAATTGTATATCACAAACAATCATTCTATTCCTTATTATGACCTCGTTGAAATAAATTTAACACAGCAATCTGCCAAACAAGGCGTCACTAGTAACATCTCATTTAATTTGAGTAAATGTGACATCTACAGATTACCTGAAAAGGATTTGTGTTGTTTCATAGTAAGAAACCTACCACCTAAGAAAGATTTAACACAATATTTTTGTGAACCCTCATTCAAAGCTAATACACACGCATTCTATTATGGAAAAAATGAAGATGGTTCCTTAGATGAAAGAAGAGTTACTAATATTAAACACGTCGTTGAATTCACCCCAGCTTTGATAAAGGCTGTTGGGTACATACCCAGAGTTTCAAAATGGGTTGGATTCGTTGATGAACCCACTTCCAATGGTGATTGTGGTTCTATATTGGTTTCTGAATCTTACTATGGATATTGCATTGTGGGTGTTCACATGCAAGGATCCGGAGATATTGTCGCAGCTTCAGCCATTGACAGCTCAGTGATAGGTGAATTAAAGGAATGGGGCAAACGCTATTTCATAGACGTGAGTCCACCTATCCTACAATCCCAAAATCATAAAGCTGAATTGGTTAGTTTACATCCAAAATCATGCTTGAGATATATTGAAAAAGGCCATGCTAATGTGTTTGGTTCTTTCGCAGGATTTCGAGCTAACAGTAAGTCTAAAGTTGAAAATACTTTAATGCATGAAGTTGCTAAATCATTCGGTTATGTTGAGCGTTTTGGTAAACCCGTTTTTGGGTGGAAACCATATCGCCTAGCAGCCTTGGATTGTTTAAATATTCCTTATAAAGTTGATACTAATATCTTAGACATTTGTACTAAAGCTTTTATTAAAGATATTAAGGATACATTACCCAAAGAACAACTAGCAAATTTACATGTTTATGATGATTTCACTGTGATCAATGGTGCAGCCGGAGTTAATTATGTAGACAAGATTGTTCGCAACACCTCCGCGGGATTTCCATTTCGTAAATCAAAGAAACATTTCATGTTTGCGATTCCACCACAGCATGATCTAGAGGATCCAGTTGATGTAACTGATGAAATAAAAGAAATATACTTTGAGATTCTAGAAAGATATCGTCAAGGTAAAACATCTGGATCTGTTTTCACTGCTCATTTAAAAGATGAACCTGTAACTTTTGCAAAGCAGGAGGCAGGTAAAACTCGAGTATTTTCTGGAGCCAACCTACCATGGAGTATGGTTGTCCGAAAATACCTATTATCCTTCATTCGCGTTATGCAAGAAAACCGATATTTATTTGAAGCTGCCCCAGGTATTGTGGCCCAAGGCCCAGAGTGGGAACAGCTTTACAAATATGTTGTAGCGTTTGGAAGAGATAAAATTGTAGCAGGTGATTATGGAAAATTTGATAAACGAATGTTGGCCGCTATCATCACTTCAGCCTTTACTTTCATTCACGATATATGTGAATATTCAGGTAACTACACCGCTGAGGATTTACGGGTAGTGCAAGCTATTGGATTTGATGTAGCATTTTCACTTCAAGATTTCAATGGAGATTTGATCCAATTATTTGGTTCTAACCCATCTGGACATCCTTTGACTGTTATAATCAATTGTATTGTCAATTCTCTATACATAAGATATGCTTATTATATGGAGAATCCGCAAAAGGAGTGTCATACATTTAAACAAAATGTTAATTTGATGACATATGGCGATGACAATATCATGGGAGTTTCTGATAATGTTCCATGGTTTAATCACACCGTTATTTCTGCTAGATTAGCAGATATTGGTGTTATCTATACCATGCCGGATAAAACATCAGAAAGTGTGCCATATATTACTATCGACGATGCTTCGTTCCTAAAGCGCACGTGGCGTATGGAGAAAGCTGTCGGTAAACACATGGCTCCCCTTGATGAGGAATCTATTGAGAAAATGCTTTTGACTTGGGTTCGTTCAAAATCTATTACAGAACAAGAACAAGCTATTGCTGTTCTTTCGAGCGCGAACCGAGAATATTTCTTTTATGGTAAAGAAATTTTCGAACAAAAGCAGAAAATGTTTAAGGAAATTGTAACTCAGTGTGATTTGGAACGATTTGTAGAAGAATCCACGCTGCCCAGCTATAAACAGTTGCTGGCCGAGTACAATGATAGAGTCGATCCTGAACAATAGGATGGCCACGGGATTTTCTAATACCCCAAATAATTATTAGGACGTCGAAGGTGAGACGGAGATCACAAGTATATGTCAAAAAATTTAAAAATTATAAAAAATATATGTCGTGTCGTATAGGCCTCAGCTATAAGGTCTTAGCCAAAATGTAGCACGTAACAGCAGTTACTGACATTGCACACTTTATAGGTTTGGAAGTTTTGTCCAATGTAGTGTGGGTTGTTGCGTTTTACTTACCGTCGCGTTCCGTAAAATTGCTATTTAGCAATGGTGTAGGTTAGTCACCTAAAACCTATGAATGACGTGTTTACTTTAAGTCAGGTTTACACTGAACATAGTTCGACTTGGAAATAACTGTTTAAAAGGTAATACTGCCACCTTAAGAGTAGTGATGAGTCCGACATTTTCGGAATCCGTGACACGGGGGATTACCCGTGCGCTCCATTCAGAAGAGACGCTGAATGCGAGAAAGTTGTCTCGAACCCAGAGTTTGCCTTTACAAGCAACAGATGAAGTTACCGCAGATATCCAACTTGAGGATACAGGAACCACAGATCATGGTGTTATTTCGTTTATCGATGAAGCTCCTGGTCAAGTAGAGATGTTTGATACAATACAAGATGCCTCCTATATGGATGGGTTTAAAGTTGACTCACAGTTAGCGGATTTTTTGTCGCGACCTGTATTGTTAGCTACCTATACATGGACAGAAGGCTTTGATATTGATCAAACCCTGGAACCTTGGGGTTTATTTTTCAATAATCCAGTGATACGCAACAAGTTGGAAAACTATAACTTTGTCAACTGTAATCTCAGAATTAAGATTATGATCAATGCTTCTCCATTTTATTATGGGTTGGCTGGTGCATTCTATAATCCACTACCCCAATGGGGTGCAGGTGGACCTTCTGGAGGATTTGAAGGTGCTAAAGTTACTAAATCACAACAACCTCATATTTGGATTTATCCAGCTAATTCTCAAGGGGCGGAATTTCGATTACCGTTCTTTTATCATAAGAATTGGTTGGATCTGACCGATTTAAATGAGGTGCAAGAATTAGGATCACTGAATTTAAAGAGCTTCACAACTCTTCTTAATGCAAATAGCATATCTGGAAGTGATTGCACAATACAAGTTTATGCTTGGGCTGAGGATGTTCACATGTGTGGACCGACGGCCTTAGCTGCTTTGCAATCGACCAATGAGAAGAAAAAGAAGAAGTCCTCTGGCGGAGCTAGTTCAGGACCTGGAAATAAAGGAGGTTCTGTTTTGCCTGTCGAATCACAACGCGGAGAAGATAAGTATCAAACCGCTGGATCTATTTCGAAACCAGCTTCAGCAGTGGCCAGAGCCGCTGGTAAAGTTGCTTCAATAGCTGGAGCTGCCGCAGCAGCGAATGGTCCCGATCCTAGTGATTTTATCACAGGTACTGTAGCAGCCGTAGCATCTGGTATTTCAACAGTTGCTTCTGCAGTCTCAATGGTTGCTGACGTTTTTGGGTATACAAATGTTCCCAATATTGAAGGTGTCAGCCCATTTAAAGATTTACCTTTCCATTCATTATCTTCAAGTGAAATATCTCAACCAATTGAGAAGCTTACTTTAGATCCTAAGAATGAATTAACTGTTGATGGCCATGTAACTGGCATCACTCAAAAAGAGGAACTACAGATTGATTCATTGTGTCGGCGAGAATCTTATATCGACTCGTTTACATGGACAGCTGCTGATCCAACTAATAAATTCCTGTGGGGCACTAAAGTCACCCCAGCGTTGTTAGTTGTTGAAGGTACAACACCAGATCGCAAATATTCACTTACCCCAATGGCTATGGTTAATCAACTTTTTTCTTATTGGAGAGGCGATATAGTGATTCGAATAAGACTCATTGCTTCAAAGTTTCATAGAGGTCGAGTCCGAATAACATGGGATCCGTCTACTAGTTTAGAAGCAAATTCCAATACCAACACATCCAATTATAATGTTATTCAAGATCTCAATGAATGCGCAGATATTCGTATCCGTATACCTTATTTGCAGAGAACAGCCTATTTGAAGACTGCCGACAATCCAATTCAGAGATTTGGCACTTCCGGTTTGTCAGCATTAAATAGTGACTTTGATAATGGACAATTATCCATAAGAGTATTCACCCAACAGACGAGTCCTTCTGCTTCGGCAGATATTGTGGGAATTGTTTCTGTGTATGGTGAAAATATGGATTTCGCTGCGCCTAAAGAGGTCAGTTCAGCTTATGGTTACTATCCTTTGCAATCTCAAGATGAATCTACATATCCAGAAGGTGCCATTTCAGCACCAATGTTCGAACCCACAGTTGCTCCACGTGACATTAATCTCATCCACATGGGTGAGCATGTCACTTCTTTAAAGCAATTGTTGCGCCGACACTCGTATGTTGGTCCTACGGTTTTTAGTGCAGATACCACTTCAAGATACTCAGTATTTACTATGACGCAGAATCGTCTACCAGTTTATTATGGTTTTGATCCTAATGGTATTCACACAGCTAATGAAATCCTTGGAGCGGGTACCGCACCATTTAATTTCGTTCATCCAACGCCGTTCAACTGGATAGCTCGTTGCTTTCGTAGTTGTAGGGGATCGGTAAGTTGGCAGTTTAATACCGCCTCTACCACACCAGTTTCTTCAACTAAAGTGTTGAGGTTCCCAAACACTATTACAGCGCCTGACTATGTCAGTGCGTCAACTGTGGCTACGTCGCTGACAGGGTCAGCAACAATTAGAAGACTCATCGATTTAACATCAGCAGGTGCTACTGGGCAATCGTTGACACACCAACTCACCCAAACTGGATTATCAGTCGTCATTCCTTATTATTCTCGATATCGATTCCGCAACTGTGGCACTAGGTATAGAACCCTAGGCACAATAGCAGATGATACGGATCTTGATAACTTCAGGTATGAAGGCATAATTTCTCCAGATAATGGGCAGAATGGTGACGATCCTCGAGTAGATGCATACTTTGGTATTGGACCAGATTTCGATTTTCATTTTTTCGTAAATGTTCCAACACTGGTTGAGCAAACTCTACCAACAGCTCCTTAATTAGGGGCACATAATGGTTTATAGTTTATAGACGAGGTCTCAGGTTAATTTTCCTGTTTCGTCATCTTATTCTATAGTAATTATATCGATGGTACGTAAGATTCCCATTACAATCACGTACCTATCTATTTATGTAAGTTTTAGATATTAAATAATAAACTGCCCTCAATTTTATTGGGGAAAAATAGCCTGTGCGATGGGCTATTCTCTTCGGAGTTTCAATGCGTATTTTGACTTTATGTCATTAACTATGTAACCAGTTTCAATTCTTTGAATTGCTGCAGGAGTGTTTTTGTTAGTGACAGTAGTCACTATCTTTTTGTCTCCACCTCAAATGCAGTCGTAAACTTTTATACATAGATGCGGAT